AAATACAAAGATCATATCGATATTCTTAATTTAGAAGAGAATGTTGGACTATGTCGTGGAACTAATCTAGGCGTTTATAATGCTAAACATGATAAGATCTTAATCGTCAATGATGATAATGTATTTCCATTAGAGTGGGATAAAGAACTACTAAAAGACTATACTCCAAACTCAGTAATTTCTCCAAATCAAATTGAACCTTATCAAAGTATGTTTAAGCAGTTTCATATCAGAGATTGTGGACGTGATCCCAAAACGTTTGACTTAGATAGTTACTGGAAGTATGAAGAATCATTAAGAGGACATTTGATGGATGAAACTGGATCAACTCTACCAATATTTATGTCTAAGATAGATTACATTAGATTAGGAGGTTGGGATGAGAACTATGAAATGGGAATGGTTGCTGATTGGGATTTCTTTCTAAAATGCAGACTATCTGGATTAAAGATGCTAAGAAGTTATAGCTGTCACTTCTATCACTTTGTTTCACTCTCAACAACTGACACTCCAGAAAAACAACAAAAGAGACAAGAATCAGAACAGAATGGCCATGAATATGCTCGTTATAAGTGGGGCAACTATATAAAACATAGTCCAGAAGATAATTCTAAACACTTATAACTTTATTTTTTCTGCGTCAACATAAATTAGTACATTGAATAAAACAGCATTATATGTCGGAAACAAAAAAATCAAAGAAAGAATTTCAATATCAGAGTAGAGTCATTGTTTTAGGCGAGATTAATGATGAAAATATAAATGACGCGATCAAGCAAATTTATGAGTTTAATCAAATAGACAACCTAACTAAAAGAGATGATGAAGAAAGAGATCCGATACAATTAGTTGTTAATTCTCCAGGTGGACATGTATACTTTGGATTTGGTCTAGTTGATTGTATAGAACTATCAGGCACTCCAGTCTACGTATCAATACATGGTCAAGCACAATCAATGGCATTGCCTATAGTGTGTGTAGGTCATAATAGAAGAATGAGTAAACGCGCAACACTAATGTATCATGAAATGAGTTGGGGCACACACGAAGAAAAGCTAAGATACCACAAGCAGGAAGTAGCAGAAGCAGATAGACTCCAGAAAATGTATGATAGCATTATCACTGAAAATACAAAAGTGACTAAGAAAAAACTGGATGAAGTAAAATCTAAAAACCAAGACTGGTATATTACTGCAGAAGAAGCTCTTGAACTTGGATTCATCGATGAGATAATTTAGATATTTATAATTAAAGAAAAACTACATGGCAACTATACCATTACCAAAGACATCCATAACAGTAGCGGGCCAAAAACTAGGTCTACAATTTGATCTTAATACTAATGAAACTAAAAGAGGTGTTAAGATGCAGTTTGTATTAGACGCACAAGAAATGGAGCCTAAAGAAAAACAAGAGCTTACTGAAAAGATTGCTACTGCTCTACAGAAAAGATTTGGAGATGCAGGAATTATGGTTGATTTTGATGATAGAAATCCATATACAAATGTAATTGGATTCTTAGTACCATTAAATTCAATTGCACAACTACTTATTAAAATCCTTAAAGGAGAAAAATAAACCAACCTGAACTAGTTATGGCATCAAAAAAAGAATCGCCAGTAAGAGCAATGTTCGATGATATATCAACATTGACAAAAGAAGACGTATTAGACTCTGAAACATTTCTAAAGTTAATAAAAGATAAAACGTTTGATTCTATATCAAAATCATTTAAGTCTAATAGTGTCTTCGCTACTCTATTTGAGATTAATGATTCTGCTTGTTATATAGAGATTCATAAGAATGATTGGATTAATGCATTGGAATCTTGTATCTCAATGTATATTGAAGATGAAGACTATGATACTTGTGGAAAAATTACAGCGTTAATCAGAGAAATAAAAGAAAAGAATAGTAAGAGAGTAATAAAAAAATAGAGTTATGGAAGAGTTTAAGAGTATACAAGAAGCAGTCAACAGCGTTCTTAATATTCAATCGTTTATTAAACGCAAACAACAAAGAGGACCAGAGAAAAAGAAAGAATCTTTTGTTAGACTTATCAACATGATAGAAGAGACTATCGTCAGATCTAACATTATGTTCGCAGATCTAGAAATGGATATGGCAAAGTACGATGAAAAATTCTACACGGTTATAGATTATCTTCTACTCTCTACATACGGTCCAGACTGCTTTGATTTAATCAGCTTCTATTTATGGGAACGTACGAATGAAGATGGCGAGGCTCTTGCTTTAGTTGATACATTTGGCAATGAAATAAATATGAATAGTCCCTATGATCTTTGGGAATTAATTATAAAGGTCAATCCAAAAATAAAATAGAGTTATGTCAAATTTATTTGGTGATCCAAGGAGATCTATAAAGTCTCATAATGCCGCGTTCGTTGTAGCAGAATCTCAGATAAGAAAAGGACTTCAGTTTTCCAATTACATTAACAGAGCCGCTAGACACATCGGTGTTAGCGAATATAGATTTAAAATCTGGGCAGCAAAATATTTAGATGCTGAAACCGGATTGACTCTACTTGAACTACAGCAAAGAAATCTTTTAATTGAAAAGGCCAATAGAGTTGGTACTGAAAAGAAAAAGCGTGGTGATGGATCTACTCCATTTTCTAATAGAAAAGAATTTAGTGAAGATCAGATTCGTGAAGCCATGTCAATCTCTAATTCAAACAAAGAAGCTTCTGAATTCTTACACGTTACATCTTCAACATACAAGAAGTACGCATCAATGTATATCGATGATGAGACTGGTATGACATTGTATGAACTACAACATCAGAAATGGAAGAAGATTAACTATGAAAGATTCATAGCACGTAAAGAAGCTGGATACTTTGAGAAACTAAAAGAGCGTAAAGCTAAATGGCAAGCCCAGAAATTTAAGAAAGGAGAAGTACCATGGTCAGAAAGACCAGAAGATTGGAAATACAAAGGACTTCAATTATCAGAAGAAGTTGTACGTAATGCCATAAAAAATACACGTAGTAATAAAGAAGCAGCATCTTGGTTAAGAATAGGATATAAGACTTGGAAAAAATATGCAAAGTCTTACATAGATCCCGTATCTGGTAGAACACTATTTGATTTGCATACAGCTGTTGGCGGCAAAGGTGTGCCAAAAGTTATGAATCCCAAGAACAGAGCAAATCCCGTAGCGTTAGAATTAGGATACCAACTTATTAAAGGTCAATACTCTACACCAAAACGAGTGGGCGAGTTGACTAAAAGACTAATGAAAGATGGTCGCTTAGGATTTTGTTGTGCTGAGTGTGGATTTGCCCAAAAAAGGCCAATCGATATGAAGATGCCACTACTCATAAACTTTAAGAATAATGATAGATCAGATTGGAGAGAAGAGAATCTACAGTGGTTGTGTTATAATTGCTCATTCTTGTTAGCTCTCGACTACACCACTAGGACTAGTCGTGAAATCCTACAATCTATTGCGCCTGAATCTCCAGATGCCCCAGATGAAGTTAAATCGTTCTATAATATAGATGACTTCTACTTAGAACATTTAAAGTCACTTGGCGTAAAAGATTTATCCGAGGATGTAAAACCCCAAATAGAAAAAGACGAGAAGAATCCAGATATCGACGATCTAATAAATTATATTTAATCACTTTGAAGAACAATTTTTTATTATCATTCCTTTGTTATACTTTTATAATATAACGATAACAGATACAAAAACAGAATTAAAGCAGACTATTAAAAATAAAAATATACATCTACTTTAAACAACAACTTTTTAATATCAAAATATCGTCTTACATTTATAGTATATTCATTGTTTAATCAAATAAAAAATCTCAAAATGAGAAACACAAACCGACCAACGAGTTACAATACTCGTACTTACATCCAAAAATCAGTAATCGCTAACCGCCGTTTCCGTCAAGGTGATGTTACTCGCGTAGCTGAAGCAACTGGCTATTCAACAACTCACGTAAGTGATGTTATGACTGGTAAGAAATTCAACGAGCGTATCATGAATCGTGCATTCGATATGGTACGTGGCCGTAAAGAGAATTCACAGTTGATCTAGTCTTATTATGCCCGCCATTCGAAAGTTTGGCGGGTATTAATATCTTACTTTTTAATCTACTTAATACTAATAAAAGCTATGAAGAAAATTAACATGGGAAACCTACTTAGAATATTGTCATTTTTAATGTTGACATTCTACTTGGTATTTAATGGCATTCATATTCAAATTGGTAGTTTTAGATTATGGATTGATGGAATAATAGATGCGTATAAATCTACTAACTAAATGTTTTATTCAAATCTTTAGATATTTATTGTTAGTAAATTTAATAACATGCTAATACTACAAGCGCAAAGCGAAAATGTTGTGTCAGATATGATGGTGCCAAACTCACAGGGCATTCAAAACTACATCTTGCAATACGGTATACTTGGAGTAATTACCATTGTACTCGCCTATGTTGCATTTCAACAATACCAAAAGCTGGTAGATAGAAATGATACGCTGGAAGATAAGATAGATAAAGTTCAACAAGAAATGAACATGTTATTGATAGAAGATAGAGATAGATTATCAAATCTAATTGAAGATAATACTCGTGCATTAAATGAGTTGCAAAAAGTTATTTTTAATTTTATGATTGGTATTAAAAAATAGGTAATTAAATGGAGGCATTTTTAAATTATTTCGTTTACGCTATATTCTTTTTTACAATTGTAGCGCTATCAATAGTTAAGAAAAATAAAAAAATAAACAGACACTATCATAAACCGATATGTCAAAGACAACACAGCATTTAGATTTTATTATATAGAAATATATAGTTAGATTTACAAAACACTAATCAGTTATATAATGGGAGAATCAAAATATTATTGCAGAGTTTGTAGCGCAGAGATACATCCTAAAAGAGCAGCTATGGGATACAAAAGTACTTGCGTAGAACATTCCGAAACACAAAAATTTACAGGACTGATTGTCACTGAAGGGAAAGAGAGTGAAGAAATATCAACAATACAGGTTATAAGAGATCCAAAATTAGCAGAAGAGATTGCAAGACTAAAAGCAAATCAATCTCCAGATACTTATTAGAAACTATATAACGATGATAAACGCAAAAGAAGCAGTAAAATCATTACCGCAAGAAGAACAAGACCAAGTGCAACAGTACATCACTACTATTAAAGAGATGAAGAAAAAACTGCTTGAGCTTGTATCAAAAGGAAAAAAGAATATAGAAGAAGGCGGCGATATGTCATCTGGCTTATACTTAAATAACGAAGAGTAGTTTTATGGAAAAGGTTACATTTGAAGAAATTCTTTTGAAAGAAATCGAGCTAGCACTAAAATATGGTATTAGTACTGGTTATGCTGAATGTACTAATAAAGTTTTAGGGCATAAACCCGATTCATCCAATCCAGATCATTCTATTCGTTTTTATTTAGATCAAATTAAAGAAAAATACTCAATATAAATCAGGTTATGCATTCTTTTTCTAAGTTAGAAGTGTTATTTTATTTAGTAATGCCAATGATTTTTATGGCAACTATATTACGTATTACGTTATCACTAAAAAAACGTAAGTTTAAAAATAGACATCTTAAAGAGTATACTGATGTAGCGCCTGAGTCTACTGTGTATCATGAATATAAGAGAAAGAAATAATCTACATAAACAGTTATGATGATGAATACATTAATAGTCAATTTATATGGAGGACCGGGTTCTGGAAAGAGCACTATGGCCTCGAGACTATTCTCTGAACTTAAAGAATCTGCAGTCGTCGCTAAGCTTGTAACTGAATATGCCAAAGACTTAACTTGGCAAGAGTCTTACTATGAACTTGGAAATCAGATCTATATCTTTGGTAAACAACAACATAGAATTTGGAGAGTCTATGGAAAAGTACAAGTTATTATCACTGATTCACCACTTTTATTAGGACTTATCTATGGTAATTCATCTGATACATTCAAGCAACTTGTAGTAGAAGAACATAAAAGCAGAAATTCGATTGACATATTCCTAAACAGAGTTAAGCCATATTCAAAGATTGGCCGTAATCAAACTGAAGATGAAGCTCGCATAATTGATTCTAAAATTAAAGATATCTTAGATATTCATGTTGGTGATTATTATAGAATTGATGGAATCAAATCATCGACAGATCAAATTTTAAAACTTATTAATCAACAAATATCATAAAGTAAAATTAAATAAAAATGACACAATCTACACAAAAGAAAAAAGGCCGTAAGCCTAAAGCAAAAATGGCCGTTGTTTCTGAGCCTATTAAAGAGACTGTAAAAAAAGTAGCTAAAGAAGTAGTAGCAGAAGCAACTACTCCAGTAACGGCGCCAGTAGTTGAAGCAATTGCAGAAGTTGCACCTAAAGTGGCTGAAAAACCACAAATCAGTGTTGAAGCTCAACCAAAAGAAAAAATCTACGAAGCTGAAAAATGGGCTAGTGCTTATACAGAAGATGAAGTCGTAAAAGAATCAACTGTAAAGGTAATTGAAGAACCTGCGATTAAACCTGCAAATTCAGAAGTTGAATCTGTAGAAAATGAAAGCTGGTTTACCATTGCTCATGAATATACAGAGAAGAAATCAATCTGGCAAAAGATTGTAAGTTTCTTTACTGGAAAATAATTGACAACTAGGAAAGACTAGCAAATAGTCAGGTGGCGGAATTAGTAGACGCATATATCTATAAGGAGATGTACGGTACCTTATGACTGTACTTTACAGGTTCAAATCCTGTCCTGACTACGATGTTGGATAGCTCCCAAATGAACTTAGGGCGGTAACGGGCGAGCCTAAGAGAGATAGACAAAAAGCCCGTACATAGTCAGGTGGCGTAATTGGTAGATGCAGTGTGAAAAGGTGTAACTTGCACTGAAATAGCATGGAGAAGTCCACTTTACAGGTTCGAATCCTGTCCTGACTACGATGAGTAAGAGATACTCAGAGTCTTCGAATCAAGACTTAAAGAATGATTCCGCAGAAAGTCTACGGCGCGAGTGGGACTTCGTGGGATAAAGAGATGGACACATTCTCTCCCAGTAGTGTTGGATGTTTT